TGTCTACACCTCACAAAAAAAATATCTTTATAAGAGAGAGAGAGAGAGAGAGCAAAAGACCCTCTCTCTATAGGTGCATGATAATTAAAGTGCATATTAACTAATAGCATAAAAAGCCTTGGGATTTGGCCCTGGTTTATTGGTTTCCTTTTCTTTTACAATGATCAAACCCTCGTTTACAAGGGGCTTTATGTATTTATCCCTATCGTTTCGTGATATGTTAAAATGCGTGTGGATGTCTTTCCAGACGCACCCCATATTATGCACTATAAATTCGTAAATTTTATTTTCTCGAATTGTTTCTATTGAGTCACTGAGGTTCACGTCATAAAAAATGGCAGAATTTTTTATCATCGCATTAATTAAATTGAAGGCCCAATCAATAGAATCTGAGTGCATATTAGGTTTGCCTGCTTCACTGCAAGAAATTACAATTAGGGCCTTTAAAAAATGTTGGTGCGCCCGGTTGATTAGGCCTGAAATTCTAGAGTTTTCTTCTGTGTGTCTAACAGATAATTTGAAGAAATAATCCTCTATTTCTCTGAGTCTCCCTTCTAAATTTTTTGGGTATCCAAGTTCATGGGGAGAAGAAATGTATGGCCTTCCAAGAAACCCGAAAGAGTAGGTTGCACCATTTTGTTCCAGTAGGGCCTTGGGATTTAGCTCAAAGTTATTCCAATATTCAACCCATCTCTGTCCCTCTAAATGAGCAAGGGGGTTTTTTTTTGCATCGTAAATAGAATTATTCTCCTTTTGTTGGTCAGAGACTGCTAGAAATGTTCTTCCCAAAAAACCGTATTCCATCTGGGCCGACCGAACATTCTCCTGAAATGCGTTGGGTGTCATATTCAGAATCAAGGTGGGGCAGGGGCTTTTGCAGGCACCAGAGGGAATCTTGACAGTTAGGGTTTCTACCAACTCTTCCCCTGTCTCAGGGTCCTTGATGGGGATTTCATAGGTGTGAGTCTTTCCATTTTTATAATTAATTCCCTGGAAATGCTTCCCTCCATGAGACCATAAAGAGGTTAGAGCAGAGATGAGTTTTTTATCAATCTTATCCTTTGAGAAAAGATCTGCTGCCTCATCCACATTATTAATCGCTTCCCTGTTGTGGGGGAGGGATTCAATAATTGCATGGTGGGTTGCGTGTTCAGGGCCTATTATGCCAACTCTTTTTTTAAAGGGTTTTGGATTCCAGTATTTCCCTGCCCCAAAATGGCAATCAAACTCAGGAATATAATTCTCTTCAATATGTTTCCATGGCCGGGTCTTATTAGTCCCAGATTTAAACACATTAAGAAGATAATGATTTGGAGTGTTGCCCTTAAACTCTACTCGATTACTGAGAACAGCACCAGCAAAGGCAAGGGCCAGAGGGATATTAATATTGGGGTCCGTGGATACCTTGCTGCTGATAAGATCATCATGGATTAATCGAATTATCCCATTTTTGGGAACTGGATAAGGAAGCAAAGGGACCTTTTCTTTTATTTTCTCCTGGGGTGGGGGTTCTGGGTCTTCCCCAATCTCAATTTCTTTGGCCTTTATTCCCACTGTCCCTCTAAGATCCGCAATAAAATGCCTTGCCCTATCTTGTGGATGTAGCTGCCTGACTGCCCCTGACCATTCTCCATCAATCTCAAAATACCTGTGTTCGAGTTGATCATAGTTCCAAATCTCATCAAAGATTTCTTCATCATTTTTAAAGTCATGGATCTTGGCAGTGATCAATTGGATTAGATTATTTCTTCTTCCGTAATTGGCCTTTTTCCCAGGGAAGAATCTCTCCTTAAAATTTTCAAAAAACTCCAGTGGAATATCCAGCTCTGGAAGGTCTTCGATTCCATCAGCACCGAAGAGATCTTCCTGTTCCCAAATGTAGGGGAGTCCGTCTTCATGAATTGTTGGCGGTGCTGCTGCCTGCGCTCCTTTTCCTAACAGTTCCACAAGGCCGAACTTTCTATTAGGCATATTTCCACGATAGACTAGCTTCATTCTACCTGGGACTCTTTTGCCGATGATTCGATAAGGTGTGTGGGGGAGGAAGGCCATCAGATATTTATAGGCCTCAGGGTATTTAGTGGAATCAAAATCAATATCCACTATGTTAAGTCCATCACCACAACGAATACCAATCCCACAATGAGCATACTCTTTTATCCATTTAGGATTAAAGGGAATCTGCTCCCACTTGTCGATGGCAGGATACTTTTGCCCTTTTACTAGGGGCAAGGGTGTAGCACCAAGACTAAAATAAGCTTCGCAATTTGACGCAAAAATACCTCTTTGATCAGCATGATCAACCATAAAATGTCCTTTTTGTCAGTGAGGGGAATGTTGCATACCCCAGATTCTTACAGATTGTTTTGTGAGTTTGAAAATTGTGAGTGATAAGTTTACGATTGGCCAGAAAAAAAAGGGGAGCATTGCTCCCCCTTTTACGCCTTCACAAAATCTGGTAAATCTGGGTGACCCAAGAACAGGGCCGTTGCAGAGATTTAAATATACGCCCACACACCCATGCAGTAAAGGATTGATGCGATTTGCTAGTGCATTGATATTAAAAAGATTCTTGATTTTTTTTTAAAAAACCAATAAGGTTTACACTCATTTTTTTATTTCCGCAGGAGGATTTATGAAAATTGGATCAACTCATGATTCAAAAGATGATGGTTTAAAGTGTCTTATCATCGGTCAACCAGGAGTGGGAAAAACTTTTCTTGCTTCAACTCTCCCCCACATCGAGCGCACTCTTTTTATATCAGCAGAAAATGGTCATAGGACATTAGCAGATTTTGACATCCCAATTATTGATATAACTAAAGATGATGATGGCCGTGCTTTAAATTGGAACGGAAGACTTAACAAGTTGAGGGAACTCAGAAGTTATCTCTTATCAGATGATGTCCAAGAAAAATATGACCATATATTTTTTGATAGTCTCACTGAAATTGGTGAGATTTTTTTTCACACTCTCCAAGAACGATACCCTGACAAAAATAAGACCATTGTTCTTTACGGCGAACTTTCTAGACAGGTTGAACTATTTATCAAATTTGTGAGAGACCTCCCTAAGTTTAATGTATTTCTTACTGCGCTTGAGCGAACAGAAAAAGATGATGCTATGAGGACTCGTTATATCTGTAATCTCAAGGGGTCTATTGCTTGGACCGTCCCTAAATTTTTTGATGAAGTTTATAGCCTAAGAATTTTTAAAAAAGAAGATCAGATTGTTCGAGCTTTTCAGACTCTGCCTATTGATGGGTACGAAGGAAAGTCTCGATCAAATAAATTGAATGATTATGAACCTGCAAACCTTGCACAACTTTTGGAGAAGATCAATGCTTGATTTAACAAATGTTTCTGAGGAATCCTTCCCTATTCTTGAACCTGGACTTTACCCTTTTATGGCAACAGAGGTTGAGATAAAAAAATCTCAGGGTGGACATGACTATCTTAATTTAAGATTGCAATGTACGGCCCCTGACCAACCATCAGCAAATGTCTTTGACATCATTTCTCTTTGGCATCCTGATGAGAAGGTAAAGGGGATGGCGATGTCTAGATTAAAAGGATTTCTTGTCTCTGCTGGTTTTAAAGATTTCAGATTTCAAGATAAGCATGACCTCATCAGCAAGATTAAAGGTGCTCATGTTTGGGGGAATGTAAAGATTGAAAAGTCTGAAGGATATGCTGATAAAAATAAAGTCACCTTCTATCAAAAGGTAGATAAGTCAGTAGACCTTAATCAAGATTTTAAAAATGCCCAAGGAGGAAGCAATGATGGGATCCCCTTCTAGTAAGGCCTTTAATTCTTTTTTGGAGAAGGCATCTTTTGGTTATGAGTTCCATATGGAAAACAATAATTATGAGATGACCTTTCCAGAATACTGTCACCTTTTTTTGAATTGGTGTCAGAGCAATGACCTCGAATCTATTGGGGATGCAATTGATCAACATGCTGAGAGAATCACATGAAGCTTTTTCCAGATCAAGTGAAATGTTTAGAGACAATCAACAACAACCTGGGCCGGGAGAAAATCCTGGTTCAGGCCCCAACAGGTTATGGAAAGACTGTTGTGCTCTCTAAGTTTCTAGCTGATCACCCAGATAAAAGGGCCTTAGTCTGCTTTAATAAAATAGGTCTTATTGATCAAACCATCGACAAGCTGGATTCTCTCAATGCTTTTCTCTGTCCCACTGAGGTTGGAACTTATAATGGATCTCTAGGGAAGAGGCAGATTGATGCCCGAATTGTTGTTGGAACTGTACAGTCTTTAGTTAAAGCAACCAGTGATAGGCCATTTGATTTTATAATCTTTGATGAGTGCCACAGATCCAACATGGAAAATAAAAAAGGGACCTTCTTTAAGATTGCAGAGAGATTCCCTCACACTAATTTAATTGGCTTCACTGCCACACCATTCACCAGCACCGGCCCTATTTATGGCAAGGATAGGTTTTGGCCTAAACCGATTTACTCAGCAACAACAAAAGAGATGATTGAGATGGGTAGGTTGGTCCCATTAAAATTTGCTCCACTCAATCCTAATCTCTCCATCAACACTCAAGGGATCAAAGTGTCTGCTGGTGAATTTAATCTGAGAGAATTATCTGATCGGGCAGCAGTTTGGGAACTGGTGATGGCCCAGATAAAAGATGCACTTAAAAGAATTGAGGGATACAAATTTCCTATTTTTATGTGCGTGTCGATTGAACACTGTGAGATGGTGGCCATGGCCTTAGGTGGTGCCTCCATTGTTCACAGTAAAATGACTATGAAAGAAAGGGATAAAAACATTGAAGATTTTAAAACAGGTAAGACAAAGTATCTCGTTTCTGTGCTTGTGCTGTCGGAGGGATTTGACTTTCCTCCTGCTGATGCTCTTGTTCTTATCCGCCCTACTAAGAGTCACGTTTTATTTGTTCAGGCCACTGGTCGAGTCTTAAGGGTTGCCCCTGGGAAGGACCATGCCCTGCTATTGGATTATGGAAATGTTTGCACCACACTTGGAAATCCATTAACAATCAGAGCAAGTGATATTAAAAAAAGATCTAATCAAAAGATCTGTGAGCTTTGTAATGCGCCCAATCCTGTAAACGCCAAAAAATGTGAAGAATGTTTTGAGGCCTTTATGGTGATGTGCCAGAAGTGCTTTGAGTTAAAGTTTGCTGGTGAAGATTGTGAGGCCTGTCCAGTTGACCCCTACATTGAGGAGAGTCCACAAAAAGATTATCTCCAAAGGCTACTAGAAAAAACAGAACTAAAACCCTACTCCCCCAAAGAGGAGAGTGGAATTTTTATGATAGATGACTGCAAGATTTTCCTTCACACCAGCAAGGCAGGAAACAAGTTATTTAAATTCTCGTTCCGAGATAAGAACAATGCACCCATGTCTATCTTCGCAATGCCAAAGAGAGGGTGGAGGGGTAACGGATTTAAACTTGTCGATGATTTGATGGGAATCAATGGGGAGCATTACGACTATAACATTGACGTGTTCTTTGATTCCTTTGGGCGTGAAATGCTGATGCCATGGGGCAGGTCAACCACTGTTGAGGTCCCTCCTTCAAAGAGAGCTAAAGAAGGTTTCATCTTTGTAAAAGAAGATGGGTTTTATAAAATAAAAGATTGGATTTAAGAAAGGAGTATCCAATGATGAATGAAGTTCAATTGCAGGAAATTTTAAAAATAATTGAAAAGTCAGGAGCAGACTATTTTAATTTAATGAAGTCTGTTGATGGCTACAATATTAATATCAGTATAACCAAAAAGGATTGAAATGATTGATAGACCAGAAAGTTTATTAACTCAAATTAGAGATGGAAAAGTAGATCGAACAAAAATAGATAATGCTCATTTTTATATAAATCATTTGGAAAGTCAGGTTGCCTATGCTACACACCTGCATGAGAAAACAAAGAAAGAACTTGATCGTGCTAAACGGAAAGTGGAAAAGTATAAAAAATATATTGACCTTTGTTTGAACCTTGCTGGTGGAGAGCTGAAAGGTAACCACTATAAAGCTACATTTGGCAGAACCAATTACCGAGTGGAGATAAAAGACATGACAAGGGTTCCAAAGGATTACTTAGTTGTTAAGACTCAGATGAGTGTAGATAAAAAGAAAGCAACAGAGCTTTTAAAAAATGGAGAACTAATTGATGGCCTTGATTACATCAAGAGTTCCCAGTCAATTAAATGGAGACAATCATGAAAAAGACTTACACAAAAGAAGAGAAAGCAGAGGCTATGAAAAAACTTCAAACTGATTCAATCACAAAAGTTTCAAAAGACCTCAACATCAGCAGAGTAACCCTTACTAGATGGAAAGGTGCTACTGCGAAGGGAACAAAAGTTAAGGCACAGAAGGAAAAAAAAGATTCAACCAGAAAGCCAGATCTTCGAGTGCTGATTGAAAAAAGAGAGAAGTTAATTGAGGCCTTGTGTATTTTAAATGCTAGAATCGGAGAGCATCTAGGACTTAAAACTGCCTAATTAAACTGGGGTGGCAACTCTCCCGTGATTAGGTTTCGTCTCTTGGTCCGTGAAACGCCACCCCTTTTTCACCTTAGCACAAAGGAGTATTTTGTGAAAGAAGGTGCTGCACGACTTAAGTGGTTACTACATCTCTTGGAGCTAATGCAAAAAGAACCAGAAGAGAAATTGGAACCTGCTGATAAAATCCTACTACAAGCAATTAAAAATGAAATTGATGAGCTGGGGGGGGAGCTATGACTCTTAAAGAGTTTGGTTGCTATGAAAAATAATTTAGAGTATAAACCTTTAATTGTTAAAAATAAGATTCTCACCGAGGTGGGATGGTGACTGCGTAAAACCAGTTTGTTAATGTCAAAGGGCCGGGATTGTCTTCCAACATGTTTAGGTTCGTCTCTAGCATTTCCTTGAGACTTCCCGGCCTCTTACATCATATGATATCCCGATAGAATTTGCCAGCATCCGTAAGATCACCAGAATCATTCAACATACGGGGACCCCATTGGGAAGATAAGCACCACATGGTCCAGCTTTTTTTGTGAAGGAATTCATAATAAAACTTTTTGGCCCATTCTAAATTCCCACCTTCAGTTCCACCAACTTCAAATCCCCATTCGGTGAAAATACAATTTTCTGGATAGTTTACTTTCCATCTCATTGGGTCTTGGTTGCTGTAAATATGTCCAGCGTAGGTAATATTCTTTCCGGCAATAGGCATTTGATTTGCCCCGCTCATATTCGATGACCAATAAGGGCCGCCAACGATAAGAAGGTTATCAACTTTTTGCATTTGATTTATCATTGGCTGGATATAACTTACCCAGGTTGCCCAATCGTTTGGTCTAATCGGCTCATTAAAAACTTCAAAAATAACTTGTGGGTTATTGCCGAAATTTTCCATCATGATTTCTGCCCAAAGAAAAAGATCGGTTCTTTCTACTTTGTCAAAGTCCTTTACCCAATGATTATCAAGAATCACATACCATCCAGCTTTGACAATAAACTCAACTGTGGGCCTTAAGATCTCCTTAAGGTATCTCTCAGTCCAATCAAGGAAACCTTCTTTAAATGGGTCCCTTGGAATCAAAGGAATCCTCACAACATTCCCACCAAGCTCCATCCCTGAGTAAATATGATCTTGGAGAAAGTCTATGGCCTTTGGATCGTTTCGATGGTTTCTTTTAATGATGTGCCAGGGGTCTGCAATGTTGAACCCCCGTAAAAGATAGGGATGGCCATCTCTGAGAATCTTACCGTCTTTAATGGACAACTTGAAAGGAGTATTTTCGGACCTATCCTCCACGGGGGTTTCTCTAGGATCAACAGGTTTTGAGACAGGTGAGGAGCTGGGAATCTTGGGAGATACCTTCCCACCATCTTTGCAACCATAGATAGACAATACTAAAAAAAACCAAAAAAGTAATTTCATTTTTCATTCCATTGAGGCGAAGGGAGGGAGACTCGCACTCCCATTTCCGGTGGGTGAACCGGGTCTTAAACTACTTAGATGATCCCTTCATCAACTTCCATTTGGTTATCAGTTGCGATCTCTCTCTCATATTGTTGTTTTAACCTAATCTGTTCCTCTTCCATCATACTTTTTTTTGCCCAACAAGCAACACCCACTAGGACTAACTGGACCCCTTTTATAATGGCATCAAACTTTGATTTGGGGGCAATGATTGAAAGTTCAATAAGTTTATCAACCTGCTCAACAGTGAGAACTCTTTTACTGTGTTGGTCCCGATATTTGTAGTTCATCTTTAACCTTGAATTCTTTTATTAGTTTTCCTAAAGAGGTGAGAAAGTCCCAGTCTTGGAAGTCATAATCACCTTTAAAATTAAAATCTGCTTTTTGAAACTTACCATTGCAGAAAATTATTGTGGCCTTACGATAGGTATTAGATTCAACGTAATAATGAACAAAGACATCTTTTTGTTTTATTTTTAGTTTCATGCTTGAATCCTATAGTTTATATTACCATAGACAACGGCATTAATTGTCCCCGAACCGATTGGCATCATACCCAGGCAAAGAATTTGACTTGCCCCTGCTATGTTCGAACCAATACTTATTTCATTATCACCCGCCTTAGAACCCGAGCCGGATGCATTTTTCTGCGAATTAAAATAACCTCCTGTAAAAGGAGTTCCGTTAGTTATTGTTTGCGTTCCATCTCCAACCGCAAACTCAATTGCGCAATTATTTACGCTTGCCCATGATAAGGCATTGCCGCCGATAGTGGGTTCTAAAATCAATTCATAATGAATGTTATCGCCGGAAGTGCATAACAAATCTATTTCTTCGGGGATAAAGGTTGCCGACTGATGGGTACTTTTCAATCTTATAAAAATTACCCCGTAAGTTGTTCCACCCGTTTGAAGGGTAACAGAATTATTTTCAGTACCAACATGGCGAATAATCCCATGTTGATCGTCGCCAGCTTCACTTATCACAGTAGAGCATATGTGTTCTAGGGTTGCCGCCCCTCCCGTTCCATCGTTTTCTAATTCACAGGACAGTGGAAGGTTAGGAGTAGACATGTAAACCGTAGCTAGTTCATTTGCAAAATTAATAGAATGAACATAAACAATAGCATTGTTAATTATAAATCCAAATCTGACAGTGTTACTTCCAAGCCATGAAAAATCAAAGTAAAATATTTGGGTCTTTGTATGATCAATAGTAATCCCACTTGCCCCTGTCCCATCCAACTTGTCAATGTTCCAGCTTGACTGTGGTATTGAAGTATCTACAGGACTGCCACTGGTTGAGCTTCTAACTACTGCATAAATGACCCCATCAATTACCGAAAAGAAAATACCATTGTTATCGTCGAAATATCCCCATGACTTAGTAATCCCACTATCTACATCGGCAATTCTACCCGACATTATAATTTGCTGAGACTTACCAGGTTGGTAGTTGAATCTCCTAAAAGTTCTCCTAACTCTTTTACCTGCTGTGGATGCTGAAACCGAGAGAGTTGTTGTGGCGGTATTAACTGAGTGAGTAGAGTTTGTACCACTACCAGAAACCTCTTGATCATCCCAAATTAAGGGTTCGTTGTCGTAGATTTGTTTGGAATCGAAGATTGTTCTAGGGTTGCTTACTCTTAATCTTTCAAAAGAATCCTTGTTTGGAGTGTCAAATGCTACCGTATGTTTTATTCCGGACCCGGATTTTATTCTCATATCATACTTAAGATCACTAGAGTTATACTCCATAGCTCCCGTGATGGCCCTACCAAAATTTGTGTCTACTTGTCTAATCGGTTCAGTGTCACTCATATTAAAATCCGTAGTAATTAAATCTCATGGTCTTGCTTTCTGAAAAGACAGACACAACTTCATTGTTCTTATTCTTAATCATTGTTTTCTTTTTTTTATTTTTGCACTTCCCATCAGAATAACAGTATCTAACATAACGAGAATGCTTCCCAGTAATGAGATAATCCCCTGTTTTATATATAGCAGTTCTCGGTTGATAGTTTGGGTCTACAACTTTAACTAAGATACCCCACTTTGCGCTAACCTCTTCATCTCTGTCTTGAGGAAAGATCTCCCCAATACATTGAAAAGACTTCATACCTTTATAATCTGATATGGCCAAATTAAATTCTTTTCCTTTTTCCACATCATATCCTCTGGATTGATCAAGATCCATTGTGCATTTAATGATGAGGGTATAATCATATGGCATGGGAGGCATGAAAATTTTTAAGGATCTATTGGATTCTATCTGCTTTACACAGAGACCAACTCTTCCATCCATATCCTTACAGGCCTTACCACCAATTTTAACCAAAGCTTCAAATGAGTTTGCCTGACTGCTGTTGAGAAAACCAGTGTCGTCTATGTATTGAATAGCAGTGCAGCTAATCAGCACCGCCATCAGCAAGGTTATTTTAATTCTACTGAAGAACATTTTGAACACCTCCAAGTCTGAGTATTGTATGGACCTATTTCTTTAGTCCACCTGTGGAGGCAGATTCTTGTCCTTCTTATGTCTAATAACCTTAAAGACCAAATTGTAAATGTTAAAGGCCAACTCAATCCCCGACTCAATAAATCCTTCAATCGCATCATTTTCAAGATCAAACTCCTTTTTGATAAAAAGATTTAGCTCATCAATTTCTGCTGAATCTAAATCTTTAATTTCTTGAATAATGTTTTTAACATCAGTGAAGGCATCACCAGCATTAATGAAGACTGGTAGGAAGTTGGCACTGTCTTCCCAGGTGAATTTCTTATCAGCAAAGGATTTGTCGAAAGCCTCACCAAAACTGAAAGCAAATTTTAAAACCTCTTTAATTTTTTGGATACCAAACTTCTGATTTTCCATTTTCCAAAACTCCTTCTAATTCTTTATTTATTTCTAAAGTGCTGATGGTCATCCTTAAAAATTTACTTGGCCATCTATCATTTTCCATTCTTTGAATTTGTTTCTCTAACTCTTTTATACGCTCTTTTACTAATTTTAAAGTTTGGTCAGACATACCAAATAGTCCTTTCTGAATTTAATCGGCCTCACTCTAACGTAAGCTTGCCTCTTTCTTGCAGCCTCCAGTGTGGTTGTCTTGGAGTTCCCTCCCCCTGACTCAATCATTAGATCTTCACTTATGGCCATTGAACAGTGCCGTATCTTTTTAAGATCCTGCCCATAGAAACAAAAATCTCCTTTCTGTGGATTTTCTGTTGGCCCCCAATTTCTGTAACTTAAATAATTATAGATCCCTTGAGCTGTTAGGTCACATTTAAAATGAAGATCACCCGTTGCCTTTAGAAGCTCACAACACAAGGCACTGCAATCCAACCCCCCATCTAAGACAGAGTTTCCCCCAAACTTGTAGGGGATGTTTAAAAATTGTAATGCTATTTGAACAATTAAATCTCTATTCATTTAGCTTTATGTTCCCAATCAAATAGAAGCCTAAGGATCTCTTTTTGATCATCACTAATTTTTTCTAATTTATTAAAAATTCTGATTATTCGATCAGTGTTTGTATTGACTTTATTTTCTAAAACTTCCAGCTTTGTATGTAATTGGATGAGTGTGGTAACACCACTAATTATAACGGCACTTAATACCGGGATAAATATTTTCTCAATTGTGGTCGCTTCAATTTTCATCGTTTTAACCTTCAAAATATTTTACCCGGCAAAAAAGTTATTGAAAAATAAAATGCGTTAGATAGTTATAGCTTCCAATACTGAACATCAACGGTTGCATAAGTTTCGGCAACGCCATCACCTAGCGGGATACCCCTAGCGTTACCGTTACCAGTTCCACCGCCCCCGATATAGTACTCAAAACTATATTCATTTGCCGTGGTTAGTATTAAAGTTACTTCTACGGTCGACCATGCACTACCATCAGTATCAGAAACAACCAGGACAGAGTTACCATAATGGACTGCTGTGGCACCATCATTGTCATAAATCCTAACCTTACAACCTTTTCTCGATGTGCCTTTAGAGAATTTTAGCCTATAAATCCCAGGCGCAAAATCGAAGGTTGTAAAGGCATTTCCAGATGTTTTACCAGGGATAAGATTCCAAGTCCCCAATGCCGTGTGAGAATCATTAGTGTGTGCGCTTAGAGTTCCGGCCGTAATCGGACCACTCGTAAACATATCATCGCCATAGTAATGAGAAAATTGTGAATCTTGGTAGCTTGAACTAGATAGACTGCCACCATTACTCCCACTTGCTACACACCTTGCAAAGGTGCAAGTCATGTCAGGCGCATTTTGACCTTTGGCTTTAATATACCATGCGCTTCCGTCCGGTATCACGTCAATTGCTTCATATTTGTTTGATAGAGTCCAAGTAGTTTCACCATTAATTGTTTCAGAACTATTTGGATCAAGAGTAATAGTGTTAGAGTTATCTTTAACTATAAAAGTATAAGGCGCGACTCTCGCAGTAGCCACTGCATGGAGATTAATAGTGATAGCGTTTGAACTGGCATCTAAAATTATAATATCGTCACTGTCCGATAAATTATAAGATGAAGCCGTAACCGTTGTAGTTGTTCTTTCTGCCTGAGTGGGACTATTAATATCTAAATGTGACCATTGATCGGGTGTGGTTGAATCCTCGGGAGCCAATATTGCTGCATGATCTCGACTGTCTAGAGTTATAGAGGAAGCGGCACCACTGCCAATGGTGTCTGTCCCTGCTCGATTAATGGTTACTGTATTTAATCCAGCATCTGTTCTTAAAAAAGCAATGGCCGCCATTTCACCTAAAGTGGAAATCTGGGGAAGATTAACAACTACATTTCCAGAACTAGCATCTATACTTTTTAAAATCCCTAAATCAGAATTTGTTAAGGTGTAAGGTGAACCTGCACTAGTTAAAAAATCAGTCTGTTTAAAAAGCCTCAAGGCGGCACTTAAAGCAGCAGAGGCAGCAGAAGATGATGCCTGTTGAGCATGATACTTACTGCTGTACTCACTCCCATCGACGGTTCCAGAAGTATAAGTAGCCCAGTCCTTACTCGAACCTTCGTTAGCTACACCCCTACCCATAGTTCCAACGGCCCACTCTTTCGCTGACATATCCCCGACAGAAGCACCTGTAACATCGGCTCCAGTTTGCGTTGCCCAGTTTTTGGAACTCCCTCCAGTGCCTGCCTGACTTCCTTGAGCATATTCCTTGGAACTAAACTCACTTGTGTCCACGGTTGATGAAGTCTTTGTTGCCCATTCTTTACTTGCGCCTCTACTTGCTGTGTCTGTGACGCCTGTACCTCCTACAGACCAAGCCTTACTACTGTATTCGGTATCGTCTACTGTTCCCGATGTGTGTGTGGCCCAATCCTTGCTACTCCCTTCACCTGATACTCCTCGGCCGAGGGTTCCCACCGACCATTCTTTCGCTGACATAGATCCAGCAGCAGCTCCTGTAACATCGGCTCCAGTTTGTTGCGCCCAGTTTTTGGCAGACCCTCCAGTAGCAGCTTGACTTCCTTGAGCATATTCTTTGGAAGAGTATTCAGTTGTGTCCACGGTTGATGAGGTTTTTGTGGCCCACTCTTTACTTGCGCCTCTACTTGCTGTGTCTGTAACATCGGTTCCCCCTATGGACCAGGCCTTACTTGAATAATCAGTTGATTCAACAATCCCATCAGTTTTTGTTGCCCAATTCTCAGCTTTATTAGCAGAGGAACTAGCGTTGTTTGCATAAGTTTGGGCATTTGAAATTTCACTTGCTGTTGGCCCCATCTCAAAAGCATTTCCACTTGAATTAACAATGATAGTTGAGTTAGCCGTTTCAATGTCAGAGGGAAGAGTTGGATCAAAGTCAGAGCTTGGAACAGTCTCTGGGTTTTTCATAGTTCGATCAAGCTCGTCCTGTTGTTGCTGACTCATCATCACAAACTTATCAAAAGCGTTCTCATGAGCTTCTGGATAGAACTGCCCTTGGTTTCTGATGTCTGTTGACTGAAGAAGATCAATAACTCTCCTAATGACCAGAACATAATTTGTGGTAAGGTTCCCCCCGGTAAGCCATGCTTGGGAAGCGTTCACCAAAGTCACGTTCCCTCCAGAGGTTTCACCAACACCATCAACAGTGTAGTCTGTCGTTTTGGTGAGAGTTGTCTCAACCCCTGATGTGTTTCTAACTGTGACAAGTAAATCATCATCAGTGAATATTTTAAAAGTGTAAGCGTAAACACTAACCGATCCGTTCCCGGTATAGGAAATTCTGTTAGTGGTGGAAGCAATAGTCATAATAACTCCTATTTTCGGTCAGTGCCTTTAATTGATGCTTTATACATAAAAGTGAGAGGATCATTGGCCTCAGCTTTTCCATCAAGCCAATCATAGAAAAATTCAAGAGTCTTCCATGTTTGTCTTGCTGGAAGCTTAAAAACATACCCTGTCATTAGGGTCATATTTTTTATGTCCTTCCTCTTAATCTCATCCTGATTAAATGTTACCAGATTTAAAACAGTGCTGGCAGTGCTTGTTGCAGACTCAGCAATCCCAAAAGCAGGGGAAGGGCTAAAGCCATACTCTAATCCTCCACTAATATTTCTTAACCCAATCACAGTGCCACCTAAGTTTGACAGTGTGTTGAGGGCCATCCATCGTGCAATATCTTTTGGATCATCATCCTCTGGAAGTCTCCCTCTTACAAGAGCTTCTAGCATTGGGGATAAGAAGACCATATAAAATAAAGCCTTATAAAGTTCCTTATTTGAAATGGCCCCCATAGCACTGGCTTTCATCTTATCTCTAAACTGGTTGAATAAAACCGAGTGGTAAGAATAGTGCATTGTGAATAATTTAAGCCACTCACTTCCTCTCTGGATTCCAGCAAGATCTGCAAGCCTTCCTGATCCTTGGGTGTCTTTCACAACTTGATCAGCATACTTTACAGCAAGTTCATGGCCATTCCCAGCAACACCTGTGACTTCACCTGCCATTGCCTTTTTGTAGGCACCCATCCAAGTGGGATAAGCCACAGCAATGTCACCCATCCCAATGATGTCAAATTGGGCATATCTTAATTCTTCCAAGTTCCATTTGGTTCCTGGGATTTTTTTTCTTGTGACCTCGTTCCAGACTTTCTCCATCTTCCCCATTGCTGATGGAGGGGTAAAGTTTAGAATGTTAGATCTTCTGTGATAGTCCCTCACGTCTCTGGAATAGTTCTCTTTTCTTTTGGCCATAAAGACTGAGTTTTCTTCAATGAATTTACTGGTCTTTAAAAATCCCTTTTTGTAAAATTCTTTGACCCCTGCTGCAACCCAAAATTCTCCAATTTCAGCAGCAGAGACAGTAACACCCAATGGTTGTGTTATGGTGGTACCAATGTTAAATCCCATGTTGACTGCTGTTGCTCCTGACCTGAGGTTACCAAGCATGGCCTCCCAAGCAGAATCAGAATAGCCAACCTTTTCCGTAGCAACAGAAGCAATCCACTTATCAAGCTCTAAGTAGGTTTCTCTTCCAGCAATTCCCAAAATGGCAGATCTAATATCTTTATCCCTTAGGAATCTGTGGGCATCAATGACTGCCTTTCTATGAGTGAGGTCATGGGCAACATTATGAAGGGATTCGGTAAACCCAGAAATTGAAAGAGAGACTTTAAGATAGTTCCCTTGCTCATCTCTGTTGATGGTTCTTTCTTTGACGTGATCTTGTTTAGTCATTTTCCTAGAAACGTAAAGCTCTTGCAGATCATCAAGGCTTTCAACTTGGGTCTCCTTAAACTTTCTCCAGTTTAATTTTTTGGAATACATAACAGGAAAGTATCCACCTCGGTAAGTTCCAAACCTAGTTTTGATGGCGTCAGCCTCTACTTTCTCAGGAGCAAGACCAGTGGTCTCAATTTCAAGCTGCTTCACCATTGGCCATAGATAAAAGTCATACATGTCCCAGATCATCTGGGCAAAATCCATATCCCTCTTTTCTACTTGAGAAAGGAAGTTGTCAATTGTGTCATTGGTCCAACCCCATCCTTCCATCAATGCTTGTCTGTTGTAGATATTCCCAAGATTCATAAGGACCATCATCATCTCAGAGTGGGATAATTTATAGTCTTCATTTAGAACAGTATATTCTTTATTCGCCCAAGCTTCTCTTTCTTGTTCTGAAAAAAGCTCCACTGCTTTTTGAATCCTCTGGATAATGCGTCCCATGAGGATGTCCCTATCATCAGCAGCTTTAGAAATCCTTCCATAGAAAGTGTTGAAAACCTGGTTGAGTGGGTTGCCTCCACCAAGATTTTTAAAAATGGAAGATGCTTTTTCATGGGCAGCAACAAAAGACTTATACCATTCCATGACATTTCTTCTGTCATCAGCAGGAGTCTCTTTAGGGGCTGGCAATTCTAGGTTAGGCCCTTTCCCATGAGCTGCTTTCATTTGTTGTAATACAGCTTCTTTCTCATCAGCAAAGAGTTTATATTCTTCTCCCACTAGAGTTTGAAGATCTGTTCTCATTTGGAACTCAAGAGCTTTAAGAGCATCATAAACCCCTCTGAGTTCTTCCATCGGCACTTCTCTATAATTGGTTGGGTCCACTCTATTGAGAAGCTGCTCATTCAATAAAGGGAAGACCCCATCTTTCTGTGCTGATTCAATGATCCACTGTTTAAGAGATTTGTTGTAATCAATTTCTTTATAGGTGGTATTTTGGAAATCATAATATTCTAGGATGTTTTTAATTTGGCCCAAGAGATCCTGATCAACTTTTCCAAACTTTGCCAGGAACTGTTTATTGTCAAACTTCTTAGCATACCTTCTTATCTTCTGGACTTCTTCTTGAGCTTTGATGGCCTTCTTATAAAGTTGGGCATTGATTAACTCAGCTTCTTTGTAGGCAATGGCAGCTTCAATGTCTCCCTTATAAAAGGCATCAGTAAACTTTCTAGCGTTTCTGGCCTCAGCTCTAAGATACTTCCCAGGGGTTAGATTCCTTGGGGTGGTTCTAGAAATGATTTGATCTGCTTGTTCTCTTAGATCTTTTGTTGCTGATTTCTTTCTAAGAGACTTATCAAGTTTTTTGAAGTTCTTAAAATCATACTTAGCAAGGAGTTCCATCTGCAAGGCAAGAAGCTCATCCCTTTTGTAGTTATGAACAGCAATCTGAGCAAGTTCTTCAATCTGTCCTGTGTGTAAAGAATCACCAAGAATCTCTTTCATTCTTTCATCAAGGAGCCTTGCAACCTTTTCATCAGCACCTTCTAGCTTAAGAAGAGAATCAACCATATCTTTAGGCCCATCATAACCAAGGAGGCCAGCAGCAGTGGTTGCATCTATCCCACCTTGATTAGCATAAACGTATGGCCTAATAACAGAAAGATCTTTAACCGCATCTTGACCCAATTTCTGAACCAGATCTTTTCTAGAAATTTTAAAAGTCTTATCAAGTTTAGTTCCATCAGGAAGAGTCCCAGTGGTCAGAGCTGCCATGGCCTGATAGCCTTTCTCCTCACTTATCTCCTTTCTAATTTTCTTTTCTTCAGAAGCAGATCTCTCTTTTACAACAGCATTTTCTCTTTTCTTAACTTCCTTATAGAGTTTATGGGCAAGCTCTGTTTCTGATTCATCCTTAGCATCGGCAATTGCCTGGGCAAGTCTTTGAGCTTCTTTGGGGTCAATCTTCTTTAGGGCCTCAACCATTGACTGGGCATTGAGACCTTGTTCAGCATAAACCTGTCTAATCTCTTCATCAGAAGCAAGCATCCTGTCCATAATCTCAGAGATCCTTGGATCAAGTTGCGTTCTTGTGTCCTTAATATTTTTGTAGATTTGAACTAACCAAGATCTGAACCTAGCAAATGGACCTTTCAATCTTTCTGATGGTGCTTTACCTGTTTCAAGCTTTCTCTCAAATTGCTCTGCCCAAGATTCGTGTTGTTCAGTTCCAATTTCAGATCTGTCTTTAACCCCAAGAGCTTCCATAGTTGCTGCCCAATCGTCTTTTAAACTCTGTGAGGCAGTGTCTGAATTTGCTAAATCAGCGAAGACTTCAAGGAAGAAGTGACCTGTCTCATGAAGGAAGGTTGAAAGGTTTGCATCTTTAAATAGGTTGATGTCAACCATACCTTGTCGGAAGGTGATGGAACCTCTTTCACCTCTTCCTTGATAATAAGTGAATCCTTGCTCTACCGCCTCAACCATCTTATCTGAGATTTCAAACCCAGGAGATTTGACGATAACAGGTTTTTTAATTATAGGTAATGGCTCCCCAGTTATCATTTGGTTGAAATAATCAACCTCAGTTAAAAGCAATTTTCCCATCTCTGCTGCTTCACTAAGGTTTTCAAAATCCGGGAAAACTCTTGAATTTAAATCTTCCTTAAGTCTTATAAACCTTCTTAATGCCCCTTCAGGACTTTGTGTATATGCCACCTGTTCATACTTTGGTATATAAACGTCATCTCGTTCATCTAAAAGTGAACTTAGAAAATCCCTGCCCTTCGCTCTATGTTCATCTAATTTTTTTTCAAAGGCCTTATTGTGCTCTATTTGATTGGTAAAATCTTGAATAAGAGCATCCATCGCCTCGTTGAATGATTCTTTATTCCAATTACTTAAAGGCGAAGTGTCTTTTTGCCTTAAGACTTCTCCTGTGTCGATGTCATAAGTTTGGAGTTGGGCCTTCTTTCCATCAACCTTCCTTAAGAGTTTTTTCATAATAGAAGGGATTTTTTCATCATAAAAGGGAATTAGGCCGTCTTCGCTCCACCTTTTATATTGAATATGGCCAGGGGTAATCGCTATGTGTTTAAATCCAGATTCCACTGCCATAGTAACAAGTCGTTTCAACATCAACCCTGCCCATGCCTCAGTGTCTTTAAATCTCGCATCAGCAGAGAAGCGAGAACCAAGTATTTCATTTATCTCATCTATTCTTTTATCAATCTTTTCCATCTTTTGAGACTCTTCTCTTGTGGCATGATAAAAAAAATAATTTTCTATGTTCCTAATTTTGTCTCTTTTCCTTTGGAGGTCATCAATTTGATTGTCCATAGGCTTAAACTGATCTGCTAAACCTTTGGCCCTTTCTAGGAAAAGGTTATGTCGTTTCTGAATATCATTAAACTTGTTTTGGTCCTCTATAGAAAGATCTTCAAATTCAGTATCTTCACCAACTCTCTTAACAAAATCCTGTCTTTCTTCATAAACAGCATCAAGTGCATTTTTAACAGGAGAGTGCACTTCCTCTAAAAGTTTTTGTCTTCTAACTTGGATGGGAATAATTTGCTTATCAATTTTATCTAAGGCCCTTTCCTGGGATGGCCTAAAAGAGTCCAGGTATTCTCCTCTCTCTTTCCTTAAATTTTTATACTCAATATCAAGTGCGGCCAGTTCGCTTTCCTTAGTGGGGGAATAGAAACCTCCTTCTTTTCTGGCCTGTTGATGGAGATCAGACTGTATCTCTTCAATATAGAATATTTCTTCACCATTCTCTTGGGGTCTGAATGAAACTCGTGAGTGGGCAAAGAAGTTTTTATCTGGAAAATGTGGAGTATAATAAAATTCTTTTTCAAGAACAGGGAAGGTTAGTTGGTATTCTTTATAACCAGTTCTTTCTCCCGGTAGAGTTGCACTGTATTTATGTTCAAATATAGTGCCTTCTTTGGGTTTAAACAAATTGTCAAACCTTGTTGATGGTGCGCCACCAGCGGCAGCTACCTGCTCTGATTCAACATCCTCAGGATATTTAACGTGTCCATCATCTACAAGTCTCTCTACCGCAGCATCCATAGCAACTTCGATAGACCCAAATTCTCCTAGGTCATGATCCACCCACCTTCGTCTTATTGGATCATAATAATTAAAATTGGCACTTCCAAATTCATCTATGTATTCTATACTCCCTTCAAGATCTAGAGTAGGGGTCGTAAACTTTACAGAAGTTCGGGAAAGGAAGTGATCACCTTTATCAATGTCTTTAATTATACCTGGCTTAATTTCCTGTTCGTAAATCCTTTCGGCAACCTTTAATAATTCATCCTCTGTTGCATCCGGGTTCTCTGTTTTGAACTTATCAAATGTATCATCCTGGTATTCACCACTAATCATTCCATTTACATAATGGTCATATTCTCCATCTAGAATAGCTTCGTCTTCTATGTCATCATATTTTACCTGTTCAACATCACCCCAAGATACATCGTCAACAGTTAAGCTCCCTGTGCCATCATCTTTTATTTCAGAGCTTCTAACAATTTCCTCAATTTGAGGGCCATTATTTTCAAGAAAAAGCTGAATCTCCTCCTTAGAAACCTTCCCTTTGGGGCTACCCTTAATATCAGCTTCTTTGGTGGTGTCTTTAGAGGCGACTAAGTCGATATGCTCCATCAACCCACTCATTTCAAGCTCTTCTGATTTAAGGCCAGCGATCTTTTGGATTCTAGATTTTAACTGTTCTCCTGGGATAGTTTTGAACTCCATTTTAAGAACTTCATTTTCTAAGTGAGAATAAAATCCAAGAGGTGAAAGTTTAACTACTCTTTGAGGTTTTCCACCCTGGAAAAATGTTTTTCCTTTGGCCCCTTCAACAGCAGTGAGGAAATCATTCGTTTCTAGGAGTCTCTTTTTACCAAGATGGTCAGTGTCTACAATCTCATGGTTTTCATATTGAGCTTTTCCATCTTTATCCTTGGAAACTTCAATTCTGACAAGCTTGTTGACTCCATCTAGGTTTACAGGTGACACAAATGTAAAGATATCTTTTGTCTTCTCCCCTTGCTTAATTTTATGGTTAGCTAAATAGACAGCTTCTGGGAGGATCTGTGCAAGGTTTGCCAGGGTGTTTAGCTGGTCCCTGATTCCCTCTTGCTTTAGGGCTTTACTTTTGCGCAAGAAGTTGGAAATTTTCTTCTTGGATAAGTTTATGGTCATTCCTGTGTGTCTATTCTCAATATTAGGAGTTTGATTAAGTATGGCCTGAATTCTTTCAGTGATAGTTTCAATTGAATCACTAGACCTAATTTGTTGGTCAGACCTTGTGGAAATAATCGAGATTCTATCGGGAAGAGGTATCTCTCTTTGAGCAACTTCAAAGTCTCTAGTAAATGACTCTTGATTTCTTCCAGCTATTGGTCTCCTTTGAATTTTGAGATTATACTCTCTAAGAATTTCAATGGGGTCTCTTCCTGTCTCTCTTGCCTTTTGAACAAAAAAGGCAGCATAGAGTTCTGCATCTGTTACGGCCTCCTGTTCGGACATCCCTCCCTTGATTGCAATGTCTGCAACTATATCAACAATCTGATCTTTAAGGTTGTCCTCTTGAGATTTATTGATGGCATCTTCTACAAGTGCCTTACGCTGCTCCTCAAAGATTAACTCTCTAGTTTCCCTTGCTGATCTAGCATCAGGTTCTAATTTCATTTCATCAAAAAAGAACTCTCTCATGTTTTCATCACTGACAGCATGAAGGAGAAAGTCTTCCATTGAGACTTTGACATCACCTTTTTCAAAAA